AAGAAGAAACCTTTTTCATCAGCAACACAGAACCAAGGCCGAGCCGTAGCATCCGAGGTTGTGGACTTAATACAGAAAAAGTTTCCACCAGACACCTGATCGGCACGAGGCACTACGTTAGTACCTGCATCGACAGATGTCATACTACCGTAGATACGATAGTTGACCGTGCGATTCGTGTCTGTACCTTCAACAAGACGAATATACGTACCGCGAGCGCCGAGGGTAGATGCCATCCTAAATACTGCCTTGTTGGTACCAGTGTATGGCTTTGTCCAACCTGCCGGTGATTTGGCACCATATCCAGTAACCAAGATCGCATCCAGTAGTGTGATCAGCGAATCAGCCGTACCGTTTAGGACCGGCGCTGATGCGTCATCATATCGATAGAATGTTACGGCCATTATCGGGCTCCTGAAATTTGTACTGCAATACAGCCAACAGATGTGTTACCTGCCCCGCGACCCGCATTCAGGAACAGGAACTCTTTACCTGCTAAATCGCCGGACCCTGTCAACCGAGTATCATGGAAGCGAGTGCCACCCATTGCGTGATCTGGTGCGTACAGGAATGGAATATATCCTCGGGGAATACCAAAAGACAACGTGGATACTTCGAAGAAAGTTACGGGGGATAGATTGATACCACCAGTAACCGGATCAGGCGCGACCTGACCGTAACTTAGGTCACCGATAAGGTTAGTGCCGGGGCCGGAATGCCATCCGAAATATCGGCGTGTCCCGCTGATAGACCCTAGAGAACCGGCAGCATTGCTGGCGCAGTATGTGAAGCCATCTGCCGAAGTGCTGGTGCCGATTGCTTGGTAGGCGGCTGTCGCATAGGCAGTAGCCGCCAGCGTGGTGTTAGTACGGCCAAGACAAACAACAAAGTCAGTGTCCAGGGTACCAATACGGGACGTACCCTGACCGCAGCACATGAAGCTGTGGTAATTGATAGACTCAGGGTAGCTAGTTGTGTTGCTATCACAGAAGAACACAAACGCGGTATCATCCGCCACACAAATCCAAGGACGAGCGGTAGAATCCGAAGTTTGCGATTTTGCTACGTAGAAACCGTTTGTGCCAACTTGAGCGACAGTCGGCGTAGGGTTAGTGCCGGTGTCTACATCGCTCATAGTCTTGTACATGCGATACTGGAACGAACGATTAGTATCGCCGTTGTCTACAATACGAACGTAGTAGCCTGCTTTACCAGCAGTAGACGCCATGCGATAAGCCACCTTGCCAACGCCGGTGTAGGCTTTCGTCCAACCGGCAGCAGCTTTGGCACCGTATCCGTTAACGAGAATTGCATCCAGCACTGTGATGATGGAATCCGCAGTGCCGGTCAGCGCAGGGGCCGATGCGTCGTCCCATCGGTAGAGTGTTGTTGCCATGAGATTATTCCTTAAGCAAAGGCGTATGTGCCTGTCGTTGTATTGAGTTCAGTGTAGGCATCTGCCGTAAAGTTGAACGTGCTATCTACCAGCCCTGGAGGACCGGGATCAGCAATAGCTGTAGCTGTTCCGCCGTCAACCGAGTAAACCCACTTCCCCGTTGCAACATAGGTCATAGTAACCTTGGAAGCAAGATTAATGTTGTACGCGTAGGTGGCTGTACCAGTACCATTCAACGGTTGTAACGTAGCGTTATCCGAACGAATCAAAATAGGCTGAGCCGACATGTTGATGAACGTGTACGTTGTACCGATTGGATACGAATACAAAGAAGTATTCGGGATCGACAGCGTTACGGTATTGGCATCACTTGCTGGATGGTAGTGATGACCAGCACCTTCAGTATTGAGCAGATTACGCGCCTCATTGGCAACAATTGTCTGCTGCAAGAACAGACCCTGACTCACCGAGGCCCACTGCATCAAACCGTTAAGGTATGTGGTGGACGACGGTACACCAGAAGCCGCTAGTTTCGGTTCTGTTACAGAGTCATCTGCCAGTTCACTCGTACCAACTGCACCCGCTTGAATCTCTGCCGATCCAATAGAGTTGTCCGTCATCATCCCGTTCGTGATCGAGTTCTCCCCGATCGTGAACGTCAAGATATCTAGATCAATAGACCCTGGTGGTACTTCTTCGTGTAGACCACTCGGTTGGGCAATACTGTCAATCAGCTGGATCTGGCGACCACCAACTGTCTTGTACCAGAGTTTTTTCGTTGGGCCAAACGTCGTAGCATACCATGTGTAGTCTGACCAGTTCGTGGATTCGACCGGATCATCTGAGTTATACAAGCCGTAGTACAGCTTGTTGATCTGGCTATCGCTGAAACCAGTACCCTCGGCATCATTGGCATACTTGATGTGTAGATACTGGTACAGGAAGGCCAGAGAGGAACCGCCAGTATTGACGGTGCCTGTACCGGTATCTTCTGTCACACCAACATTCAGATCAGAGACATAACGCGAGAGGTCGGCAAGGAAAGAGTCTAGCTCCGTATTGCCGGTGAAAGGAGGGTTAAACCTCATGTCTTACCTCCGTGATGTGTTCTTGATATCTAGCCCAAGGAAGGACAATTTCCAATATTTCGTTGATTCAATTCTGATGTTGAGGAACCTACCGTCAGCCCGTGGGTTCACCATGTAGCCTTGCGATTCGCTCCTTGGCGTGATCACGAACTTATCACGACCGTCCGGATTAGCGTATGAGGGTTCCTTATCGTATACATTCTGCGCTGTCACATAGATGTCTACCGTAGTGGCGATGTCGTTTACTTCAAAGATAGGTGTGATACCTGTGATGACATTAGAGCCAAAAGGATCATCAGCAACCACTAGCTTCCTACGCTCGATCATAGATGTGAAGTCGTTGTAGTTGCCGCTAACAGGGTCAAGCATTTGGTAGCCTGAATCCATTTGCAGCACACGCGCAGCTCCTTGGAGAGCCAACATAACTTCCTTGCCATACTTGAAACTACCAGCCGTGAGCTCCGGAGCCTTGAACATGCTCTTGACTTTAGGTAGCGTACGTAGGGTGTACGTGTCTTGGTCGTAGTTGTAGATCAGTGCCTTGTTGCACTTTGGCTCGAGGGCATTCTGGTCCGGGTAGCAAACCCAGATCTCTTTATATCGCGCATCTCGAATGACAAACGTGCTTTCAATATACGATTGGTTGACATCACTGAGGAAGTACTGACGCATTCTACCTTCAGCAACTGGCTGAATCTGGCCAGAACCATTGTGAATATAGATGTCGTTACGATCAACCACAAAATGCTTGTTGTCGAACTCGGCGACACATCCTGCAGCTAGCACTCCGTGTCCACGCGCATATGGGCGAACAGATGCAATACCATTATTGATCGTCAAAGAGTGAATGCTGTCAGAGGAGTAGATCATCAGATTACCGCGAAGCTCTAGCATGTCCACAATAGGACTACTTGTATTAACTTCAAACTCATCAGCTGTGTCGGTCGTCAAGCCTGGCTGCCACACAGTAGGGAAGCCACCAATAGCTGCTTGAACCGAGATACGGATAGTACTCGGCGCATTGGTCACATTTACGCCGTCGTTAATAGTGAGATTGGCGGCAACAAGAGAGTAGTTAAAGGGACGAATAACCTTAGCAGTGACGGTATACCCAGGAAGATAATTCCATCCGGGGAAAGGTTGAAGAGCCGAATCAGCCACTCCTCCATTATACAGAGCATAGAGTGGAGTTGACGTACCGTTGTTGAAGAAAATCGCATAACCACCTCCGAAGGAGTCGATCTGCCACTTGCTACCCGAGTAAGCACCGCTACTGAGCATGCTGCTTTCCGTGCCATCAGCGGCACGCCTTACGACAGTACCATCTTTGACGAACACATTGTAGCTTGTGTCAGGACGCTGCCAGTGAATGCCGTATTCGGCCACTAGCGAATTGAGACTGAATGTTGTGGTTTCCCCAAGGATTGTCTCCACAGACGAGTTGCGGAAACGAACATTGAGGGCATCCGTGAATACGTTCTCAGGGAGGTTGACAGGGGATGTATCCTTGATCAGACCACCCTTGCCGAGATTTTTGACTGGTACCACTGCCATTGTTGTTTCCTTTGTTTCTCTTTAGGGACCGCTTGATTTTGGCCACGTAGCGCGGCAGAATTCCAGAGCTTTCCTTAGGGTGTCTGCGAAGGCAGCTTCCCCTGCAAGAAATTCTGCATCCTCTCGAGATAGTTCAGCTCCAGTGCATGCTGCTCTTGGGCAGTTAGCGGTGGCAGCGGTGGAATCTTCACGGGCTTGGGCGTCACGATCAATTCGTCTGGCGCGGTCGCGCAAGCTGTCAACAAGACGCTGATGAGCAATATTGATTTCATTGATTTCATTGTCTTTCTCCGCTTGCGCTTCTAAGATACGCGTCACAAGCTCTTCTTCGGTCTTACGATTTTCTGCCTCGAGCTTTTCAAGGGCCTTGCGCTGTGACTCCTTATACTCGCTCATTTTGAGTTGTGCTTTTGTTTCTGCGGAACTGAATCCGCTGTTATATGCTGACTTGTACGCAAAGAATCCGCCGCCAAGTAGCGCTACTACAACGGCGATTCCAGCAAGCCATTTCACCAGGATCGGTGACATCACTGGCCAATACATTGTTTGTACTCCTTCTGACGTCTCTGAGTCAGGCCCGGTAGTGGTTTTCCTTGGAACTTATCCCAACGGAGGATTTCTTTGCAGGCGGCATCATAGTTACCTGCCTTCAGTTGTTTTGCTAGCGTAGAATTGCAGAATGCGGTCTCACCAATATTGTACGTGAGCGATACGTAAGCGTCAAACTCGTGCTGATACATGGGCACGGGGGCGCATCTCTTTACAGCATTCTCAAACTTACTTGCGTCTTTCAACAGGCGAATTAGGGCACGTTCTACCGTGATCTTGTCACCGGGTTTTACACCTTCGGTAGTACCAAAACCAATGGTAGGAACATCACCCTTTACAGGGGTGTAGGCGTCAGAGCGATAACCCTCATGCAGCGCAATACCGACAAGGGTAGCACCTGAGAGTACCAAACCGGCGACCTTAACTCTTACTCCGTCCACGACGTTTCCCTCCTTTGACATCCCGCCAGATCTGGTACGCCTTATGACCAATCATCAGCAGGGTGTAAATGAGGGTAGCCCACATGACTAGCTCAGATACACTGTAACCTGCGATGGTTGCTAGGGAGATTGAGACTGGCGGTCCCACTTTTGCTGCCAATGCGACAGCCGAATCGGCTTGATTTTCGGTGTTCATAGTGTTTCCGTCAAGGTGATGAAACTAGACTGCCATCGGCGACTTGTAGTTTAACAAGTAGTCCCGTGGTCATCCCAACGTTCTTTAGTTTCGATCCGGCAGTTAGCGTAGCACATCTGTGATCAATACTGTATCGCTCGCGTTGTACGCGGCAGTACACAATATTGTTATACAGATAAAACAGAAGCACGTCTGATTTATTACCTGTCACAGCAAATGCACGCTTGTCATCATGACAAGCCAGAGGATATGTGGCTCCTGCAGGCAACTGCGTTGTTACGTAGGTTTCCGTAACCGTATCGTACCAGTAATAGTAGGCTTCACCTGTTGTTATTGTGTATGCGATGAAGGGCCGCATATTACTATCAAATGCAAAGGAAATAGAGGTGACGTTCATAACACCTGTTAGAATATTATAATCGACACCACTTGTAATGTTCTGTAGCGTTATCGTGCCGGTAAGAGCGGTATACTTGCTTTGCCAAATATACCCGGTTAGTCCTTGTGACGCATCCGAGATTGCCACCCCACCTCGTTCCTTTGACACCGTTTCAACGCCCGATGGCGTATCATCCGGTGACAGGTAGTTATTTCCGCTACTTGATGTTTTGAATAGATAGGATGGCAATGGCATTACGCTCTCCCCCAAGTGAGTTTACCTGTGATGGTAATTACCCTAGTATTGTCTTTTGGAATACTGGGCGAGAAACTGTACTGATACGCGCAGCATGAACTCGTCACTAGCAGGGCAGAAATAGAACCACCAGGGAAGTTACCGTAGGCGAGCTCCATTGTAATTGTGCCGCTCTTTTCTAGACTATTGTTGACGTATGCTGCGTCACTGTATGTATATAGCTGCGATATATTACCGCTTGGACCTGTGGTTACTGCCCCAAGCGCACCATCGTATACATACGCAACTGTCCCCGCCCCGTTAGCGCCAACAAAACGGGCGTTGCTGTACAACGGTCTCCAGTATGAAGACGAGCCTAGATAAGCAGGTCTACGTACGGTAGAGTAGGTCACGCCACCGATCACTACACTGCCAGCTACATCGGATGTATTAGGAACAATTCTCAACGTGTAGTATACAGTCAAGAACTCCGTCGAAGATACTGTGATAGTTGTGGGTACACCGCCACCTGTCAGGATTAGCGCTCGGGAGAACATTCCGGTGCTGCTCCAACCGAATCCAACTTCGGAATAGGTGCCGTTTAGCTGACCAGCTTGAAATTGGTAGGCCCATTGCTGAGTTGTGATATAGTTAGGTCCTGTACCCACAACTAAACCAGCACTGGCGGCAGATGTAGTGGTCCACGCGGCCAGAGTCTGTAGCTGTGTATCAGTAACGGCTGGTGCTGTAGTACCGGTGCCGATGGCAATACCACCTACTATACCTGACGTACCATACCGATTAAGCCCAGAATCAAGAATCAAGTTGTCGAACTCTAACTCTTGGCGCAGTCGGCCTGTAGCCGCATCTCTGATTTCGAGCCTGAAATGACCCGACAGACCAATGTCTGGTTTCTGCATGATCACTCCTTTAAACACGAGCCCAGGTTACCTTGCCATTAAGAACCAACTGTTTGGTGTTGTCCTTAGGAAGAGCCGGGGTGAACTCGAACTGATATGAGCACATAGTACCGAGCACCTGTACTGACTTAATACCACCAGCGAGGTTACCAGAAGCTAGACCAATAGTAAAAGACCCTGTCCGCTCGTAACTGTTTCCGACATATGTACCGCTTGTAGTATTAGCTGACGGATAATCTGTCGAGCCTGATGGTGAACCAGTAACAGCACCCAAAGATCCATTAGTGAGGATCACAGGATAGCTACCAGACTGGCCACCCACCCAGGTTACAGCACCGTTGTACAACGGTCGCCATACTGAAGTGCTACTGACGTTCGCTGGCTTGCGATCGACACTATATGTAATACCAGACACAACAACGCTAGAAGTATACGTATTGAGGTCAGGGATGACGCGCAGCATATAGAACACATCAAGGTATTCTGTACTCAGCACTGAAATAGTAGTCGGGTTACCCAGACCGTCAACGATACGCGCACGCGAAAACATTGTCGTGCTACCCCAACCCATACCGATCTCGGCATAGTTACCGTTGAGAGAGCCTGCATTAAAGCGGTAGCCACACTCATAGAACGAAACGTAGTTTGGCGCACCTTCGTTACCGTAGCCGGTCGATGTGGTTGTCGTAGTGGTCCATGCTGCAAGCGATTGAAGACCGGTATCACCGACAGTAGGCGTAGAGGTACCTGTCCCAATGGCGCACCCGGAAATAGGGGCACCAGTTCCCATACGATTGAGGCCCGCATCCAGGATAAGGTTCTCGAACCACCCAGTATCGCGCACAACTTCGTCGGTCTCCTTGTTGCGGACCATCAACCGGAAACGACCCTGCAGTTTCAGGTTCATATCGGTGTTTAGTTGTTGGTTATGCAAGTGTGCCTCCGGTAATCTGGTTAGTTAGTGCAATGTTTTCGTCAGGCCAGTTAGTGTACTGAAGAAGCACAATAGCATTTGTACCGCTGGTAAGCGAGTTAGTGGCATTGTGATCTTCTGGTGGCCAATTCAAGTAGCCGGTGTAGGTGTAAACTGTCACAGTACCGCTGGTCAGCGAGCTAGTGGCATTATGATCCTCAGGTGGCCAGTCAGGATACTCAAGGAGCACAGTCTGAAGGGTTCCGCTTAGGATCTGGTTTGTCAGACTCAAGTTATCAGCATGGGGGAACAAATCGCCATCTATTACAAACCCGTTGACCGCAATATTATCCGACCAGAACACTGGATAGAGCTCGCTCTCGATGTATACATCAGGTGTTACCACCGGTTCCGGCTCTGGCGACGGCGCGCCACCGCCACGTGCAGCGCATCGCGCGCTGGTCGGGCGCTCATAGACATCCCCGTATGGAATGTAGTTGATGCGATCAATACTGACAGCACCACCTTGAAAATTCAAACCAGCATCTTGCGCGTTGTTAGTGGGCTTGTTACGATACGGGCTGCTCTGCCCAGGATCCGTCACACCATCCAGAGTCGGCTGGCGGAAGGCTCCGCCGTTTGGATCAACGTAGCCTGATTGTCTTCGAACAGCCATGTTTCGCTCCTTAGATCAGACCACCTGTATTGACATTGATTTGCACGTTACCGCCCTTGGCTCGCCTGAACTTCTCCTCACGGTTCAAATCAGTGATCGTTTTCTCTGTCATGTCTGCGTACCGTTTCTCCATCTCCGGGAAATTTAGATAGGCAGCTACATGGCGTAGCGCAGCAAAGATGATCAGCCGCTCGTGTGCGTCTCTCAACCAGTTCCAGGCTTCGCGCCCAACAAACATAACTGACGTTACGGATCCACCATTAGTGACCGCGTAAGCAGCAGCTTCACCACTGGTGGCAAACACAGCATTTGTGGTGCCTCCGGTAACTTTGTATAGATTGGTTCCATTAGAGACAACCGACTCCAGCAGCGGTTGGGCCTCATCGTTGTAGTCGAAGGAGTAGTTCTCAGGGACGACACTATACAGAGCGTCTAGCTGGCCCAGGCGGCGATAGTAGTGCAGCTCAATGACATCACCCACCTTCAACTGAGGGGATACAAGGAACTTCAGATCCTTCCACACATACCGGAACCAGTTGTACTGATCGGCGTAGGGGTCCAGGAACGTGCGCACGTCATTAACTTGATTGTACATCCACTCAACCGTGCCATCCGGCTTGCGCTTCAGCAAGTAGATGAACTCAATGAGGTCTTCAGGAACATCAAACTCAGAGTAGGACTTTACTGTGTTGTTAGTCGAGTCAACCGTGAACTGAAGAGTGTATTCCAGCTGCGGAATTCGCAGGTAACGGTAGATGTCGTCGTTACCATATTGGAGACAATCCTCAATAACACTTTCAGGTACGGTAGCGACTTCTCGACGGTTCGACCAGTCGCGAACCTTGGCCTTAATGGCATCATATTGAGGAGTTGCCATGATTAAACCACCTTCTTAACGTTGGATGTCATCAGCAGAGGGTAGTCCTCTTGGATGATCTTCTTGAACTTGCGCACTGCTTCCGTGTTGTGCATGAAGTCAGGTGCATGGATGTCGATACCGTACTTCGTCAGAATATCAATAGCAACGATGTCCGGGATGATAGCGAAAGAGCGATACTGCCGAGTTGTCGGTGCGTGCTCGTCAGCCAGTCGTTGTTGGTGCGCATATTCCCGGTAAGCCTGGATGTCTTGATCCAGTCGGAAGTTACCGCCATTGTCAAGGCGAACATCGAAACTGTACGGGTTGTAATCTTGGGACTTGAACATCTTCTCTGTTCCTTATCGATTGGAGAGCTGGCTCATCCAGATACCATCAGAAGTCATGATACCGACTTCATAGAGGGTATTTGCACCGTTGTATTGCGCGGGGTTGACCACTGTATAGGCACCTGTGTGATCGGTGTAGATAACCTGCGTAATACGAGGCGCGTTGTAGGGTTGCGTACCGGACGGGGCAGTGAGGTGAATGTGGAATAGGGCCGACGCCGAGATGATCTCGCTGGTACCATCTGTGGCCGTAATCTTGAGCCCCGGCAGTATGAACATGATTAGCTCAGACGGCTGGAGAGGAATGGACTGAACACCGGACCAGCGGTCAGATCCCCGATGTCGTATCGGATGGCTGTAGTCTGCGTAATACCTGTCACAGCGACAGTGACGGGTGCAGCGCCTGCAGCAGCATCCAGATACTCGACACCCGTAATGAGGTTCGCAGCACTGACACTGACGTTAGTGACGTAGTTAGTAGGGATCAGCACATAAGTACCGTCCGCTTGAGTGATCTTCAAGAACATGGTGATCCTTTCTAGGAATGAAAAAGGGAGAGGATTGCTCCCCTCCCTCTTTGGTCAGACTATCGGATTAGGTACCCGACAGACCCAGGATCAGACCAGCACCCTTCGGGTTCTTGCACTCGAGAGTGCCTTCTTCCACGATTTGGCCGATGATCGAGTCACCGAGCTGGCCCAGGTCCACTTCCTGCATCGGACGCAGAGTGGCCCACGAGAACCACATCGGATCATACAGGAAGGCGAAGAAGTTCGCCGTGTCAGCCAGACCGCTCACCGAAGTGTAGCTCAGGCCCATCACGTAGTTAGGCACGACCATGACGTCGCCGAAGTCGGACATGTAGATCTCGACCGATTGACGCAGCTTGCCGTCCGTGTCGATGTTCCGACGAACGTTACCGGGACCAGTACCCTCGACGGCAGAACCGGCAGCTTGAGCACGGGCCGAGAAGGCGCGGCGATTAGCCGGACTCGTCATCAGCTTCGTGGCACGACCACCCTGCTCGTAGATCGTCTGCATCAGCGTATCGACGTGCGACAGCTGCAGAGGATTCGTATCGCCGGAAGTAACAGTCGTGTACGTACCAGCCACGCCACCACCCGGATTTGTCGGGGCAGTGTACTCGTTAGCAGTCGTCAGGACGTTCTTGACGTTGTGGTTCATCCAAGCCTGATAGCCACCGAACGTGCGGGGCGAACCAGACGAGGAGCTTTGGTTGGTCGAAACCAGACCAAACTCTTGGTCACGCTTCATTTCCACGCCACGCTTCTTCAGCTGATAGGCGTATTCGTCAGCAACACCGGCTTGGTCCACGGCACGCTTGGTACCGGTGACTTGCACAGTCTTGCTGTTGATCTGGCAGTAGTTGCCCAGACGCGTACGGAAGGGTTCCGCAGCTTGCGCCGCCGCTTGCGTAGCAAACGACACGCCTTCGGCAACTTGACCGGCAGCGGGCACCGCCAGTTCGTCAGTTTGCCATTCGTGGAAGATCGCCGTGGCCTTGGTACGGCCAATCGAGCTCATGAAAGGGGTTTCATCTCGGGACAGATTATTTGCAATCGATCGCTACTCGACTACAGCAATAACCTCTGTGGTGTTTTCTTTGACCCAAAGCCACACGTTGCATACATGACTGTCTTACTCCGTTCTCTTCGCACCACTCCCACAACCTGACATTTACCCATTTTTGGGTTTTGTGTTTGTTCCAGATCGTGTAAAGGAAACGATGATTACGTTCACGAACAGCTTCTTTATGCTTATTTGAGTGTCTATGAGGAGGAAGATCTTTAAGAGTCTTCTCCCAATGGGCCTGCATCTTTTCCAAAGATTGTGGAGGAGGTAGCACCCCACCGGCACAGATATTCCAACCGATGTTTGCATCAGGACGAAGACGTAGTTCTTCTGCCTTGCAATCATCTCTGGAACCTTTGAAAAGAGTCTTGACTTTCAGGGAGCCTGCATACTTTCGCATAGCTCGATGGATCACATGTTGACTACCCGTTTCAGCAGATCGTCTGTGTTCTCTCATACGCTTACCACGATTCTTCGTGATTCCCACGTAACCTTCAGTCAAAGGATCCTTGTGTCGCTCTAGACGGATCCAATACACAACATAAGTTTCAGTCATTCAATATGACTCCTGCTCACCACATTACTGCAGTGTTTAGACTACATCATCACCTCACCAGAGTGAGGGCTGGGCGCTTCGGATTCGCTCGAATCCTATGGACTTCATCTTCTTAGGGAGAAGGTATGTCCTAGTCGTTGAACCTTCCGGAATGTCACCACTCCAGCTTGGCTGCTGATTATCCTTCATGTCAGGACTTCCCAGCAATTCACCCAGTTTTCGACAGAGATTGCTCTCTGAAGGATCTCCCATTAAATCATCGAGATGAAGTTCGCCAGATCTTCGCGTTCGCCCGCGTTGACGGCATTACCCGTGGCACCAGCCGAACGGGCAGCGGCCTTAGGACCGCCAGTGGTAAAGTTGTTTGCAGCCATTTGTAGGCTCCTTCTTTAGTGAGGTATTTGATTTACAGTTTACGGCTCACCGAAGAAATGCTCTTGAGGAAATCCATTTGCTCGCGTTCTCCAGCTTCACCGGACAGAACTCGTTGACGAGATTGCTGTTGGGCAGCAGCTTGACGCGCAGCAGGTGCTGCACCCTTGCGAGTAGGAACGCTCTTAGCAGAAGGAACCGCCTTACGCTTTGCAGCGCCGACATCCTTCGCAGTCTTCAGACGGCGGTAGTCATCAATGAACTTGACAACCTTAGCGTCGTAGACCAAATCGAGCAGACCTTCCGGAATGCCTTCGTCCAAAGCGAACTTGCGAATACTTTTGGCAAGCTGGTCGTTGAACTCAGGAAGCACATCCTTGATGTCCTTCGAGAATTGTTCAACCATGCGCTGTTGCTCTTCTGCTTGTTTCGCTTGGAGTTGGGCAACCACTTCCTTCGTACGGGATTCACGCTTATTGCGGAGGCTCCAGTACTGCTCTTGGATTTCTTCTTGCTTTTCTTTCAGTTCTCGGGCAGTGTATGTGTCGCCATCCGCACGGGCTTTCTTGATGGCCTCAGTGATGGTCACGTACTCGCTCTCGAGTGTCTTTTCTTGTGCGCTGATTTCCTCATGGAGGACCGTACCGAGCTGAACCAGTTCGTTCAGTTTCGCCGTACGCTCTTCTTCCACTTGTTTCTTCAGTTCGCCGATTTCTCGTCCCTTTTGAGACAGGTGTTGATCAGTGGCGAAACCCTTACGGACTTCAGCCAGAGTTTTGTACTCAACCTTACCGTTAACCGGCACGGGAATCTTATACTCCCAGTCAATGTCTTCCTCGGTAGGCAACTCAGCTTGGGTAGACGCATCATCCTCGCTAGTTTCTTCCTCGGCAGATTCATCTTCTGCGTTCTCGTCTGCTTCGTTTTCGGCCTCAGAAGCGGCATCGGGATCTTCATCCGCTTCATCTTCCGGAGTTGGGACGTCCTCACCGTTCTTTGGTAGAGACCCTTCATCGTCCTCCCCCTTGAGGCCAATCAATTTGGCCGCAGGAGAATTCCTCAGGATGTCATCGAAGTTCGGAACTGCCAACTCTTCACTGTTACGTCCGTCATCTCCGCGTTCAAACTGCTCACGACTTACGTTGCTGGCAGGAGTGGAGGTAGAGAGATGTTCAAGTGTGCTTAGTGCCATTATATGTTTCCTTCAGATAGGCTCAGACGCGCTGCTGCTGGCCTTGTTTTGCTGCCTTGGCGGCACGCATAGCTGCCATACGATCCACGACGTCCTCATCCTTTACCGGATTGAGTAGGGCGCGAACAATGTCGGCGGCATTAGAGATGTTGACGAGTACCGGCGCGAAATTCTGCGCACGGCCCACACCACCAGCCTCACCGGCAGTGGCAATCTCGTTAATCAGTTGATCTTGGGCGCGAAGTAGCACCTCAAGGGCTTGTTCAGTTTTGGTCATTGTCTTCCTGTTCCTCTGCTTCTTGAGGTCGTTGGATGTACTTCGCGTTCTTACCGAGAGTTTCCAGTTCAATCAGGCGTTCCTTGACAGAGCCCAGAGCCATAGCTGTATGGTACAGGAACTCGCGTTCCTTCACACAGTGAGGTTCTGTCTTGATCCAAGTTGAGAACAACTGCGTCAAAATGTCAGTGAATGCATCATCGAAGAACTCTTGGCGTTCGCGCTGAGCGAACTGACCACGGAACAGAGAAAGTTGAGCATCGCGAAATGGCTCGACAATCTCCGACTTCGTGATCGGATCAACTTTAGGCTTAATTCTCTCTTTAAAGCCCTTGCTGAGTTTGTCTTGCATATCTGTGGAATCCTTTGTTGGTCCTAAGAGGAATCGAAAAGATTCCTAATAGGAGCCGACTAATGAGTTATTTAGTGCAGAGCGCCATCCTGCGACATAATCGCAGCAGCAGGCTCTTCCTTGGGCATCTCAACCTTAGGCGAATTGACCGGAGCAGAAGCATCCTGATTGATGAAGGTCCAGGCTTTCTGTACCATTTCCTCAATGTTGGGCTTTTGCAGCAGGTCTGGATTGATCCCATCCTTTGCCGCCTTAATAACAAGGTCGGCCCATTTCTGGTGGTGGGTATCCATCGCCACGATCATCTGACGCATGTTGTCTTGGATAGCGTTCTTGCTCTGAATGTTCGTCAGGGCAATTGTAGCTTCACGCTGCATGATATCCAGACGTTTGATCTGCTCTTCCAGCGCACGTAGCTTTTCAGCTGCTTGCGACTCAGCATCTCGAGCTTTCTGTGCCTGCTCTTTGAATTCAGGAGTGGTGTAATCCACAATGAATTCCAGAGGATTCAGGTCCATTGCCTCAATAGCCTTGGCGGCGATATTGGCAGCAGCTTCGGGATTGACCACAGCACCGGCCCCCGCTTCTTTGAGAGCAGGGATAATGTCACGACCGATCTGGGTCATCTTCCGGAGCATTGTGCTGTTGCCGTTTTCACCGACGTCAGCGTCAACCCAAATCTCCATGTCGTCAGGCAAAGTACCCGGATCAATTTCGTAACCCTCGCCCTTGCTGTCAGTAAAGCGAATCTTCTTGCCAGCCATCTTTTCACGCAGCATCTTGAAGACACCGGTAGCGAGCTGCCGGAAGCCGGTCTCAGCAAAGCGACGAGCCATGAACTGGATACGGACCTGAGCAGCAGACATAGCACGCTGCATCTTCTCCTCACTATTGCCCGACACGTAGAGCGTATCGTTCAGACCTTGAGCAGCTTTCGACAAACCAGTACTTTGTTCCTTATGGAGCTGCATAGTCTCCAACAGAGGAACGGTACCCTGGCTGATTGTGTCAGGAGTCAAGGCAGCAACAGCATTGTTGGGATTACCGTTGGTGGCAATCAGCTGCTTCGGCTTCATGTTCTGAAGCGCAGAGAAGTCAACCGTGTTAGGGTCGGCCAGCTTAGGCGAGTAGTTCGTCAGATAGACGTTCTCGACGAAACCACGCAGGATAGCCGTAGTGGCGAGCGTCGTCGGACGGATCATATCTGCAGCAGACAGACCGTGGAACTCGTGCGGAACCTCGAACGGGCAGAGGACAGCAAGAGGGATACTGTCGGCATCCTCTTCAACTAGAATATGCTTACCGGCAGTAATAAATCGTTTCAGCTCGGCAATACCGTCACCGTCGCGATCACAGCGGAGCCAGCTTTCTGTCACGTTGACAGTACGACTAGCTTCATCCAGGTCCACTTCGCGGGTACGACCGACAAGGTAGTACTCTTCACCGACGAGCTTCTTACGGACAGCTCGTTCTTCGTTGTACTTCTGCAGGAAGTTGGTGGCACCGTCACCCACTTCAGCCCAGTCGATGTCCTTGGCCTTCTCAGGGTAGTACTTACGGATCTCACTCCGGGTCATTTCCGACTGGACAGCAACGAAAGGAGCATCCTGAATGCTGTGGGCATCACGGGAAATACGGAACAGTTCAGGGTGAACGTTCTTGATCTCAATTCGAGAGCGATCGATCTTCCTGCGGATGCGAACATCCTTGTAGACGTTGATGATCTGTTGTGTCCCGTCTTCCAGGGTGACCATCTTTGGTTCGTAGTCGAGACCACCGACAACCTCGGTGTCTTCATCGGCCAGAAGAATGTCAAGATTCTCTTGGGTGATTTCATCGAACTCATCGAACTTGTATTCGAAATCTTCGATAAAACCCCAACGGATAGTGGAGTTCTTCCACAGCAGCGCAGACTTCATCCACGTACCAATCTTAACCCATCCGTCATTCTGCTTGAAGACAACGTAATCCAGCAGGTCAGCAGCCATCTTGGCAGAAGCCAGAGCTGTGGGTGTCTTCTTTGTAGGAACAAACTTTGCAAGCTTGTTATTATTCATCAGAAGCTCAGAGAGGATGGCAAGGTAGCCTTCAACCACTTCCACCGTGTCGGAAGAAACAATCTGAGACACACCTTGAGGCAGCAGGTGGCCTTCAGCCATCATACCGTACTCGTAGGTGCTCTTCTGTCGTTCCCGCGCAATATCGGCACTGTTGAGCCAGTCACCGACGCTGTTCATGATACCTGACTGAATGAGGCTAATTACCTGTTCATCGGATACCGGTTCTTGGTATTTGTACATCGCGTAGTACCTTTCAATCAATCAATCGGGTATCTATGTTGGCGCGTCAGCGCCCGCGAATTGGAAGGATACGGTTGGCAGGAGCCGTAGGTGTACCCTTACGCTCAGGAAGGTGAGCCTTCCCGGTGTTTGCCGGACTGTGCGGCTTCAGGAACTTCTTAATGTCCTGAGTCTGTTGCTTGTCGTTGTTGTACAGCATTGCTGTTGTTTCCTTGCTTAGAGTTGACGAACGCATTCGCCGTGAAGAATCCGCCTACAGCAGCCACCATGACCACCTAATAGGTACCACTTTCGATACTTCCCAGGAAAGCCAGAATAGATGACGCTATTGTTACAATGGCCAGAGCCATCAGTTTTCGGTATCCGATCAGAGCCATACTGTGTCCTGATTATTGTAGATGAATCCACCACGTTGAGCAAACGGGATTTTGTCTGTTGTCAGCCTGTCCCCGTGAGTACGAAGCATTTCGAGAGCAATTGCTAGGGCGATAACTGTATCGTCATTACCTCCAGGGATAGCTTCCGTCTTGCCTTCATCTGTAGAAATATACGTCATGAGCTCATTGATCATGATCGGTGACGGGATCCAGATTTCCTCGTTCTCGATAGCATTCTTCAGGAAGCCGATGATGGCAGGTTTACTGCTCGCCGTCGTACGCCAGCCCATACGGGTAGCTTCTTCCTTGCTGATGTTTGCAATCTTGGTTTGGTAGTACAGGTTTTGATACTTCATCTGAACCAGTCGATTCAGCGTAGCAATACCCATAGAGTTAGATTCTACCCCAAGAAGTGCATTGTTGTAGTAGCGACCCAAATAGAAAAGCAGGTCACCGAACTTAGATGGGTCAATGTAGTTGTTACGATAAAGAGCACAGACTTCCTTTCGGGAATTCATGACAACAGCAGCACTGTAGTCTCGACCTACGCCGAGAGCAGTATCAGCCGCAATCAGGAATACATCGTCGAAGTGTGGGTATTTGTAGATTGTCAAACCACCGCGTTGGGCATCTTCAAACATGGTCTTCTCAAAGTCGAATTCCTTTTGTGCAAGGATCGGTTGAGGGACCAGTGCCTGAAGCTTCTCAATGTTGAACACGTTGGAGCCGCTGACAATGAATGCTTCTTCTGGTGTAGCAGGATATTCCTGACGGAACTTACTCTCGCCGGATTCAGCTATCTTGAGTCTCCGCCAGTAGAGCTGGTCGTTGTCGAGTCCATACTTCTGCTTCAGCACTTCCTCATGATCCATTGGCTGGAATCCTTCGGGAGCTGCCCTACGGTATTCCGGCATAAGGAACCAAGGAACGAAGATCGGTAGGTATTCATTCTTCCCGTTAACTGCATCCATCCACAGTTGGTGGAACTTGTTACCGACACCGTTGGCGGTACTCTCAAGAATTACCTCTGTGCCGTCTGCCTGGGAAATACCCTGGAAGAGACCTGCCAGGATCTTCTCATCGTGGATCCAGAAAGCTACTTCAGATAGGTGCGCAATAGTCGGAGTAGTACCCCGGCCAGCTTCAGGAGATCCGGCAGTATAGAGTCGATAGCCCGAGTCATTATGCTCGAACATGATCTCTTTTGCGTTGGACTTTTTGAGTGTCGGTTTGAAGTCATCGCTCATGTAGTCGATTGTGCTCCGGCTCATGTTGAATAGAGCATCCGAAGTTGCGCTGTCGTGAGCCATGACAACTGACTTGTTGTATGGGTTGAAGTACGACTTCCAGAAAACTCGTGCTGTGGTATATGTAGAGATACCCATTTGACGAGCTTTCAGAATGATGGCCCTTACTAGGCCAGTCGTGCGAAGTTGCTCCTCAATTTCGTCATTGATGATCTTCTGTGCTTCGTTGAATTCGAATGGAATGAATCCTTTGGATGAATCTTTCGGGAGGATTCGGATCTGCTCCGTAGCAAATTCTGCGAAGTTTGTCTTGTAGGAAGCAAGCTTCTCACGGCGCTTTAGCTCGCGGAGTAGTTCGAGCTTAGCGACGTTGGATTTTGTTGATGTGGCCATTCGTGCATACCTTCTTGTGCAGGAAATTGTCTAATAGGTACCGTCAGATTTCGGGAGGTACTAGATTAAGGATTCTTTTTGGGAAAGTACTACCCTAGTTTTTCTATGGGTGAGTCTTTCTCTGTCTGTCAGAGTACGGATGTGTGTGTTTGGGGTTCGCCCCTTCTGTTTTCGCTGTCCCCCTTGTTTTCCCTGGGTGCGCTGTGCTTGGCCCTGCCCGCGCTCTCTTCCTCTTTCTGGGCTGTTTGGAGTTTGTTGTGGCTGCTCGTGCTCTCTCGTCCTTCGCTTCTGTCGTGTCTTCTCTGGCGGCTGCCTCGGTTGCTCGTCCTGCTGCTCCCGCTGTCCCTGCTTGGGTGGCGCGGGTGCCGCGTGCGTCGCTGTCTGCTCCGGTCTCGTTGTCTGGTGCTGTTGTGTTTGTGCGTGGTGATTCGGTCTGTGTCTCGGTCGGTGGGGTGGTCCGCGAGTGCCGTGTCTCGTACCTGCCGCGTGCGGGTCTGCCGGCTCTCTCGGTCGAAGCCGTGTTCCGGGCTGTCTCGGCGCGTGTGGCTGCCGGTGCGTCTGTCCGGTTCGTTGCCGCGTTCGGGTACTCGCCTGATCGCTGGTTCTGTGGTTCGTTCCCGGTCTGATCGGGTTCTCTGGGTTGGGTCGCGTGCGGC